GAGGAGAGATTAAATGCCATTCTTGGTAACTTAATTGCTATTGTTTCATCTGTACGTGATTCTTGTTCTATTCTTGCAAGGAACTTTTGTCTAGCTCCATAAGAAATAGGTACACGTTCAGATACGCTATTATGACGTTTTATTAGAATATTATTAAAGACAGTTCCGAATACCGCAACTACTTTTCTTAATGTTTGATTATAAAAATGTGTTCCGCTTAACATAGCTATGGTTGTCTAACGTCTCCAAATGGGTTTAATTCACTAAAGTCAATAAAGTTATCTCCAATAGTATCGAACTCTTCATTCTGTGAGCTTCTATCGTTTTCATCTATTGGTGTCTGTGTTGATGGATTTGAAATAACCGCAGTCGCTGCAGGAGTAGTATTATTATTTGTAATTGTACCAGCTATAAAAGAATTATCCGAACCATCAGCTGCATTAATGCCAACTATATTCCAAGTCGTATCATTTACAAATTCTGCGATCTCACCTTTTATAATTGTATTAGGGCTAAGATCAGTTCTTGCTTGTTGTATTTCATCACCTACAAGATGTGTACCAACAATACTACTTACGCTGATTCTTGTACGAGAACCAAATGTTTCTTCGAACTTATCAATTGCTTCAACACCGGTATCGATAGCTTCATTAGAGTATTCAAAGGCTTCAATCTTAAGTTTGAATACAGGTAAATTCTGAAGTTGATAGAAAGGTGTTTCTTCTTCTACATACATTATCTCAAACAATGTATTCACTAAAGGAATATAAATTAAGTCACCTTCATTTGGTCTAACCTGTGTTGGGTCATCAAGAAACCTTCCAACTAATTGTTCCCAACGTCTATTTGCAATTACCAGAGTGGCTTGGTCTCGTATTTCTAATCCAAACTTTGAAAGCAAATCACCTTCACCTTCAAATCCATCAACGTTTTCTATGTATGATTCAATTACAAACGAATCACCAAATTCAGATAAAGTAGCTTCGTTAAAAATACCATCTTGATTGATGATTTTTCTAGGCAAATAATAGACATCATGCCCGTAGATTTTTAAACCTTCGATTACTATGTCTTCGTACAAATTCTTTTCAGATTTTGTACCTAAACTAAAATACGGATTTCTTGGCATATCATTATCCTACGTAGAAGTCAGCAGGCATTTCATAAGTTAACTGCATTTCTTCTTCAATCTTCTCAATATCTTGCACAGCATCGTCATAAATTTGACGACCATTTAAAGTTACACCACCAGGAAGTTGCATGCCTTCAAACTTAATTAAATTCAAACCCCACTGACGTTTCAACAAAGCAGTTGCGTATTTTTTCAAAAAGCGATCGTTATATACATCTGTGTATGTGTTTGGATCAATTGTTTCGTAACCTTCTATGATAATATATTGTCCCTCAGTAATTGTTTGACCCCACTGTGTTTCAATATAAAGTCTATTTTGATGGCGTGAGAATGTTGTTAACTCTTGCATTCCGTTAATGTTTCTATCAACCATTGACATATATTGTTTTGTCATTTCATAATTAACCAACATGCCTGGTTGTCTTAAACTATAAACATCTTGAAGATGTAATTGATAATCAAGTGAGAATAAACTTGTGCCTTCTTGAGCAGAAGTAAATGGAAAGACTCTATTTACAAATAGAAAGTTATCAGGCAAATCGATGTATCTATTAGTAACATCAGTGCTTGTGACTTGGTGTTTTCTATACATTCTAACTACGGCGTCAGAATGATATTCTTGGTAAAATTGAATTGCTTCGTCTATTCTGTCTTCGATTTGGTCTTCATCAACATTGATTTCAATTACAGGTGCACCGAGATTACGAAGAGCATAATCAATTAATTTTTGTCTTGAATTTACAATAGCCATATAGACTATTTATACATTTGACATTATATACATCGCTTCAAGATATGCTTTCGACAAAGCTAGAAAATGCATATTTTCATTCATTGGCTTCAGAATACATTCATTTGGGTCTAATACTCTTATTATACCAGATTCTGTATAGATTACATTCTTTGCTTTTAAATCTTCATTTACGAATATTTGTTTGCCACAATCAAACTTCATAAAACTTCCAAACATGTCAATCATCTCGCCAAATATTTTTCTTTTCAATCCAATATCTATTCTCGAATCTGATAATAAAACATCAAAGCGAGTAAAAGGTTCTGAGATGTAAGGCATTCGAATCCATACATTACCATTGGAACTATCCCATCCAAACTCTTGAACCTCTATAAATCTTTTATCCGTCAGTTGAAACTTCGTGTATAACTCAAACCAATCTTTATCTATATGTAGATGGTCTGAAAATTTAACTACAGTATTATTTGATGTATCTAGATAAACACGTTCTCTTTTATTTCTCTTTGCATATAGCAATTTAAAATTACCAGATGTTTCTTCCAAGTATGTCATTTTCAATATAATTATTAGAATTTGCAAAATGAACTAATTTAATTTTATCATTAAATTTTCCATTTACCATATAATCATCTTTCTCAAACTGTTTCCATATTCCTTTTATTCTATTTAAAGTTCTCTCAGCATACTTAACATATTCATGTCTTGGAAACTCTATAATAGGTATAGGACAATTATGTGTAACAAAATTCTGTTCTCCATTTACAGGTGGTTCTGCTTCTCCTTTTAAAATATAGTACTCTTGCCACCCTAGTGGGTCTTGATTAAATAAATCATAAAGGTATTTTGTTTGACCTTGATAGAACATTTGAAATCCACCACTTATTAAACGACTATTTGTGAACCACCACCAAATTCTATATCCGCCAAAATAATTATCTGGTAAATCATAGCTTAAAATTGAATCGATATTTGCAATTGGTATCACATCGATGTCGAGTATCAAACACTTCTCACCTTGAAATTGAGGCATGTTATGAAAGTCTATTTTATACCACTGTCTTTTTATATCATCTCTTTCGACAAGTGGTATGACTTGTATTTCTTCATCAAGCCCATTAGCATCTTCTGTATAGCAGAAGAAATTAAATTTAATAGTTGTATGCTTTTTTAGATTTTTATAAAGTCGATTAACATATTCTGCAGAATATTTATTCGTTATTTTTAATGTCAAAACGTTCAATGTCTTCATACTTTGTAAGGTTTTTATCATAATTTACTGCTTCTGTTTTTCTCATACCACAATATTTGTTGCATATAAATGGAGCACTTGATGGAGTATTCCACTGATTCTTTAATTCAGTCCATATATCATCTTCTAATACATCAAATATATTTCTGACATTTAAATCGAATTTGTAAGAATTATTTAGCATCCATTCATTTTTAACTGAATGAAATGTTAAACAAGGTATTAGCAAGCCTTCGTATGTGATTCCAATATTTCTACCACTTAAACATTTTGGAAGAATAGAAATATCAGTATTTAATGAATTACTTTTCTTCGAAGCATAAACTTGTTCCCAACGAGTTTGTCCTAATCCGATATAAGCAGAACTTGGTCTTAATCCATCTTCTCCTTTATGATTAAAACGTGGACTTTTTCTTACAATAAACTCATCAATATTTTTTGTTTTTGCAAATTCTTTTGCTTCTTCTATCTGGTGTTCATTGTGAGAAAATACAATCCATTTCCATCTAGACAACACACTTGAGTTACCAACAATCGTCAATGCATTTTCAATATCAGCCCATCTAGAATTTTTTCTGTATACATGATTTGTATCTTCAAGACCATCTATTGAAAATGTAATCCAATCACTAGAATCTAATACTTCAATTATTTTGTTCCAAAAATCTGAATCTGTATAACTACCATTTGTTTCGAACACGACAGAAGATTTTCTTGATTTAACTAATTTTAAAATATCTAAAATTTCTGGATTATAAGCATTATCTCCATATATTCCACAAAAATTCCATTTTACACCTGTCAAATCAACATCTTTTAAATCTTCATTAATTAATTTTTCAAAAAAGGAAAGAGTTAAATCTCTATTTCCTGGTACTTTACCTTTTCTGATTGTTCTATCACAGCCACTGCACTGAATAAAACAGCGTGTTGTTGCTTCAACATTGAAGCTTTTTATAGGATTATTTAAAAACTGGAGGGTCTTCATTTATTGCAATTCTTGTGGGTAAACTTAATTTTGTAACTCTATCACAGGTTTTACAAATATCTAATTTACTCCTTTGTTTTAATTTGTGGTACTCTCTATATTTAGACAATGTTCTGTTATGATTTATATAATCAGGTATTGATTCTTCATATATATTTGAAATTTTAATTACTTCCCAATCATCACAACACAGATTATAATCACCATTCCAATTAATAAACATTTTTTCAAATGGATAAGAACATACTGTGCCAGAGCAATTTGTTCTATCTTTACTTTTCAATAAACCTGCTCTATTACTCATCGCGGTCGGTTTATTCAATTCCTTATTCCATTTTCCATAATCTAATCCATAGTCTGGTTTCCATTTTACTTTCACATTTTGATGACGAATTATTTCATCTGGCCAATTATATGCTTTTTCTTTATCAACATCATAAGCATCTAAATTAATTTCGTAAAACTTTGGAATATATTCTGCATACTTTAGTAATCGTTTGCCATTTGTATTCATTCTAACTAAATATGATGGAT